GCACTTACGCGGCGTATGCTAGCGAACTATGCCTTGCCAAGCCCTTACGATGCATGGCGTGAGCTCGCTAATATTGTACCGGTTAATGACTTCCGCACTCAGGAGCGTAACCGTGTAGGTGGTTATGGCGATTTACCGGTGGTGGCCGAGGACGGTGCTTACAATGCATTAACAACGCCAACGGACGAAGTAGCCAGCTATGCGGTTACCAAGCGAGGCGGCGTAGAAACCGTTAGCCTCGAAGCCGTTAAAAATGATGATGTGGGTTTGATTCAACGTTTACCTATGCAGTTAAGTACTGCGGCAAAACGCACGCTAAGTAAGTTTGTGTTTGACTTTTTTGCAACTAACGGCCTTATTTATGATGGCGTGGCATTTTTTGCGGCAGCCCATAACAACCTGGGTGCAGCCGCATTGTCGGCACCAGCGTTGGCGGCCGGTCGACTTGCGATGTTAAAGCAAACTGAAAAAGACAGTGGCGAACGGCTGGGTATTGGCCCACGCAACCTGCTTGTATCTGCAGACAATGAAGAAGTGGCCGTTGACCTGTTCCGTCGTAACACTGAAAACGATAGAAACTTCACTCAGTCACTAAGTTTAAATGTTATTCCAGTTTGGTACTGGACGGATCCAAACGACTGGGTATTAACAGCCGACCGAAATGAAGCACCGTGTATTGAGCTTGGGTTTTTAGACGGCAACGAAGAGCCTGAACTGTTTGTTCAAGATAACCCGACACAAGGCTCATTGTTTAGTAACGACCAGCTGCGTTACAAAATACGCCATATTTACAGCGGCGTGGTCACTGACTTCCGACCTGCATATAAAGGCGTTGTTGTTTAATAATTTGCAAACCTGGCGGTAAAGCAAAAGACCCGGATGTGGAAGGCTGGCTGAACACATCGTTAAAAGAGGTCGACCTGTTAAGGGGTGAGCCATGCTAACCCCTTAATACTTTTAAACGGAGCATTACAATGAAAAACTTTTTTATAAAATCCGGTTTAATTTTTGTGTTAACACTGTCACTTAGTGCTTGTGTGTTACCGATTATACCCACTGTTTCAAATGATTTTTCTGGCGAGGCAAAACCAATGGCATTAATAGATCATCAATCACTCGTTGAGTCCCTGGTTCGTGACGATGCAAATAAAATCGACAATAACGATTATGTAAAAGCCGTTAACAGTGCCGTGTCGCGCTATTCTAAAGACCGGCCACGCACTGTTGTTGAAGACGTTGTTGCACCGGGTGGCCAGTACCTTGCTTTACCCAATGCCTGGCAAACTAATTTTAGCAACATCGCAAACATTGAATACCCGATTGGCAATGTGCCGCCAACACTATTAGATATCGGCAACTATGGCATGTACAACGCACCGGGGAATAAACAAATTATGGTGCGCTCTGCAATTAACGCGGGCGACTTAGTACGTATAAGTTTTACTGTAAAACACCTTGTTGACAAAACAACGGACACTACACCAGAGCATGAGCGTGAAGCGATTGCGTCCTGGGCAGCGGCGGTTTGTTGCGAACAGCTTGCCAGTTACTACGCCGGTGACAGTGATGCCACCATTGAAGCGGACAGCGTGCAAAGTAACAGCAAGTCACGCGATTTTGCCAGCCGTGCCAAAGTGTTTCGCAAACGCTATTTTGACGAGCTGGGCATTGACCCTAAGCGCAACATTGCCGCCGGTGTGGTTGTGAACATGGATTTAGTTAACAGCCAGGGTAATGATCGTTTCCAACATCCAAACAGTCGACGATAAAGCATGGCTGAAGTTGTAAGCATATCGCTCGACACAACGCTTGCTAAGCAGTTTGCACAGTTTTTACAAACCGCACCTGAAGTTGCGGAAAAAGAAATTTCAATTGGAATAAGAGAATTATTACTCTTACTAAAACGTGAAGTTAAAGAACGTACTCCGGTGGGTGTCGGGGGTGGTAGTGGTTTACGCGGTAGTATCTCTAGCCAACATCGCGGTACCGACCTGTACGGTCGAGTGTTTAGCCCGTTGGCTTATGCGCTACCTGTTGAGTTAGGGGCTAAACCGCATTTTCCGCCGATACAACCACTTCAAGATTGGGTGGAATCAAAACTGGGCGTACCTGCATCAGAATCAAAAAGCGTTGCTTTTTTAATTGCACGTAAAATTTCAAAGACAGGAACCAAAGGAGTTCATATGTTTGAAAATGCATTTAATGCCACCACGCCGCAAATGGAAAAGCGATTGAACACTGCGATTGAAAACGTGATTAAAATTTTAGAGGCCGGTGAATAGTGGCTGATTTGGCAACCATTACGGCTGCAATAGCAACCACGTTAAAAACCGTAGACGGTATAGGTGTGGTGCACGATTACGAGCGTTACGCCACGCGTGAAAAAGAGTTTAGACAATTATTTAAAACGGATAATGAAATTTTAGGCGGTTTCTTTTACCGCGAAACCACGCAGGAGCTGGATGGCGATACCGGTGAAGTACGCATTATTCACAGCTGGAAATTTTTGTGGTTTAAATCGTTGGTTGACAAAAAGCAAACATCAAAATCGTTTCAGACGTTGGTCGAAAATATTTGTAATGCATTCCGTGCAGACCCAACACTAGGCGGTGTAATTGACGACAACAAGAATATGGCGCAGACCTTTGGTCCCGTTGGCATACAAGTGGATGCGATTGAATCAGTAATATTTACAGATGTGTTATGCCACCGCGCCAGGCTAAGCCTGCAAACTGAAACCACCGAATCTAAAACATGAGGATGAATAAAAATGAAAACGCGCAATAAAGTTTTTTTGCATAAAGTTGAAACTACCAAAGGCGTTGATGCCGTTCCTGATGTTGCGAATGATTTAATTATTTTAAATGGCGACACAAACATTAGTGTGCCAACCGAGCAGGACGATGGTGCCGATGAATTAAAAGGTTCAATGGGGCCCGGTGATTCGGTTACGACTAAACAGAGCATGTCGGTGCCTGCTTCGGCACGAGTGCGCGGTTTGGGTCAGGGCGCATCTGCACTGTTGGTACCACATATGCATGCGGCGTTACTTGCGTCTGGCCATGTGGTTGTGTCTGCAGGCGATGGTATTGCAACGCCGCGTTCAGCAACGTACACGCCAACGAGTGTGGCGGCAAATATTCAGTCAGCAACCGGTTATTTTTATGAAGACGGGTTGTTATACACGTTGCTGGGTGCTCAAAACGATTTGACCTTTGATGCAAGTATGGATGCGCTTAAAGCCGCGTACAACGTACAGGCCGGTTATGCCGTGCCAACGGTTGCGGCTCTTCCGGCAATTACGATGCCAACAGAAGAAGTATTTCGTATGACTTCGGCGCTGTGTTCAGTAAGCGAAGGCGGAGCTGTGGTTAACATTGGTGCGTTTACTTTTGACCCCGGTGTTGAAGTACAGGAATCGAACGAAACCGGTGCACAATTTTTTGAAGTGGCCAACCGCAATCCAGTTATTAGCATTGACCCACGTGCGGTTGCCAGTGCTGCCGACTGGAATGCGCTTACCAACGCCACATCAATGGCTATTGTAGTGACCTTTACCAATGGCATTGGTGAAACGCTAGTATTTACTGCACCGAAGGCCGTGCCTACTGCGAATGAACCCGGTGACCGCGCCGGTAACATTACCCGCCAAAAAACATTTTCACTTAAAGAAACCAATTCAGACGACCAGTACAGCATTGCGTGGACAAGCGTGCTTTAAGCACAACCGTTATTATTTTTTAAATATAGCAAAGGAACTTTACATTATGAAAATGCGCCGCCCAGGTAAAACCGAGCCATACATTCTTGAAGCAGACAGGGGCTCTGAGTCGCCTACTATTTTCAATATTCGTGAGTTGACATGGGAAGAAATGATAGAAGTTAATGACGACCCACCTATGCCGCTTAAAGATGCAATGGAAGTGAATGCCATTATGCAGCTGGCTAAAGAAGAAGACCGTGAACTAACCGAAGCGGAAGTTAAAACGGTTAATGCAATTAGCTCATCTGATCAAGAAATGATTTTTAAAGCTAATAAGCAGCAGGCAAAAATTGTGAGTATTGGTTTAGACAGTATTGATAATCTTTTCGATGAAAACAATGAGCCAATGGATATGGATGCAAAGAGCTTTGTTAAATTTGCTCGCATGACTGAAATTCGGGAAATTGGGTTGGCAATTATGGCAATGAGCCAACCGGGAGCAAATGCTGCAAAAAAATAAGACGCGCTGCGCGTGCGTGGGCGCGTGGCGACGATTGCGAGCTTTGCCCAAACAAACCCTTTTATCCCACGCAATGCATTGATGATGAGCCGGATTTATGGCGCGTAGGAGAAATTGAAGAAGGTCATGAATGTTCTGTTTTTCTCATACCGCAATTCGATGTTTACTTTACGGCTTACTCAATGTGGGACAAGGGCATGTTGCCATTTTCTAATTTAGGTTGGGCAGAACACCCTTATCGAGTTGTTCAGGCAATTGAAATAATTGGCAGCCAGGTGGCACAAGTGCAGCGGGATGCCATTAAACAAACAAGCAATAATAGTGAGTAGTCAGTGGCTGTAAATTTTGGTAAAGGCGGTGAAATGCAAATTGTTCTTCGGGTGAAGGACGATGGCACGGCTGTTATTGAAGATTTTGGTCAAACATCTGAGAGAGCATTTAACAAAACCGGCAAAAGCGCCAAAAATGCCGGGCAAGATTGGAAGCAATTCGGCAAAGACGCTAAAAAATATTCGTTAATTGCTATTGCTGCTGCCACAGCCATTGTTGCAGCAACGGTTAAAGTGGGAGCAGGCTTTGAGCAAAGCATAGCAAACGTTGGCAGTGTGGCCAGCGCTTCTGAAGTGCAACTAAAATCACTTAGCCGAGCAGCGCGAGACCAGGCAAAGGTAAGCATATTTACTGCCAGCCAGGTGGCCGAGGCGCAATACTTTTTAGCCAGTGCCGGTTTATCTGTTAACCAGGTTATTAAATCGCAAGCCGGTGTAATGAATTTGGCTGCCGCTAGCCAGTCTGAATTAGCACAAACGTCTGAAATAGTTACTGCCACATTAGCGCAGTTTGGCTTAAAGGCTGAGGCTTCCACAAAAGTTGCTAATATTTATTCTGCGGCTATTAGCGGCAGCCAGGCCACGATGCAAAAGCTGGGCGACGCCATGCGTTATGTTGGCCCCGTTGCAAACTCACTAAATCAAGATCTTGAATCCACTACAGCTGCAATTGCTTTGTTATTTAATGCTGGTGCTAAAGGTGAGCAAGCCGGTACCATTTTGCGGGCTTCGCTTATTGCGCTGCAAAAACCCAGTAAAGAAGCTGCTCGTGTTATTGAAAATGTTGGCTTGAAAATTAATGATAGCAGCGTCAAGTTCGTTGGTTTTGAATCGTTAATTGAGCAACTCACAAAAAAACAATTAACTCTAAATGAAGCCGCTACTATCTTT